ATGACCTGCGTTCGCGTTGTGCTGCGGTCAATCGAAGCACCATCACCCATCTGCGACAGGATGCCACCCGCCTTACCATAGTTGACGACAACGAAGTGACCCCAGTGTTCACCTGTAAAGGAGTTGAGCACATCTTCAGCAAACCGCTTGCTGCCACGCAGCACCACACGCATATCCTCCACCCGGCGTTTGAACGCATCAATAATCTCAGGCAGGGGGACGTTAACAATACCAGCGTTGTTGTCGCTCATCACCAAGCCTGATGCTATGGCACTGGCAATACCTGCCATCCAGAATCGCTCGTCATTGGTGGCGTTGAAATCTGTATATGTGTTGCGCACAACTTCCTGTACAAGTGTGTGCAGCTTCTCTACGTTCTTAGCCATGTAGTCTGCCAGCATCTCGCCAGCGACAGCGTAGTTATGGTGCAACGCCTTGATAATCTCAATCTCAAACGGCTCCCATGACAGCACATCATTCATAGGGAACTCCAGAACCCGGCGCAACTCGCCCTCGGATGCGTGCTTGCGATTGCCTGTTAAGCTGTCCACAACGTAGGTGTTGGAGGACATAATCGCCATCGACATCCACGTGGACATATTGATGCGCTCTTTGTTGGAGCCTGCTTCCATGCGCTCCTTGCCACGACCTTCCGTCATATCCAGCAGGAAGTCCGAGAACCACTCAGGGTGCTGGCGGTTTTTAGCAGTAATCTCGTCGGTGACCAGAGGTAAGCTGTTCAGCATACCAAGGCGCTGCTGCATAGCCACCGGGGAGGTGCTCTTGCCTGTGCGGTAGTGCACCGGGTGGCCCCACACCGATGCGGCCCCTTCAAGCGCCAAGGACTTGCCTGTGCCTGAGTCCGTTGAACCACAGTGGATGGACAGACCGTAGATGCCAGTGAAGCGCATCAGTGGAGCGCCAGCACCGCACAGGATAACTGCCAAGTGATCGTACAGCTTGTGCCGTATGAGCAGGTTGATGAAGTCCCGCCAGTATTCAATGCTGCCTGTGGGCTGCGTATTCACCACGATGTTCTCAAGCCCGACCATAGGGATGGTGACCGGATCGCCCTTAGAGTAGATACGCCCTGCAAAAACAAAGGTGTCATCAGGTTGCCAACCGTAGCTGGCGGGTACTTTCTTAGGTGTCTTTTCTGTGCTCATTTTTTCTACACTCGCTCGTATATAGTCAAAGAAATTCTTGTCATTGTTGGCACCAAAAGCAGCCAGTATGTTGTGGTTAGCTAAGTGCTTCATGGTGTCGTCCCGACTGACGACACACTTCTGTGGGATCGTTATTGTCTGGGCACCTTCAGGGCGCAGCGCCATCATGTGAACGATGTGCTCTCCTGCGCTGTCCAGAATGTCTACAGGGAACAGGTCAAAGCTAAGCAGCATGGTCAACTTTTTAGTGATCGTGCCATCCTCATCTTCAATCTGTTTCTCCAGATACACACCACCATTCTTGCCATAGGCATAACCCATAGGTGCTTCAGGTCGCAACACGTTCCGCACTTCTTTAGCCACCACCACTTTAACTTCTTTCTCTGCGGTGACAACAGCCGTATCACGCCCCAACGCTAGTGGGTTCGTGATCTTTCCCCAGTGCTTGCACTTGACGCACACGCCGGGGTTCTCTGAATCAAACTTGGTGCACGGGTATGGGCCTTTAATCTCAGCCAACTTGGAGTGCATGCGGTTCTCGTCATAAGGATGGAGGTCACTCAACCACTTGGCTGCACGCTCACCATCCTCACACTTCTGGGCAATGCTCAGCATCCCGCGCCATAGCGGTTCCATGCCGTCATCGCTTGCATTTTCAACGTAAAACTTTAGTTGATCGCAGCCCCTATCTGCCTTGGTAGCTTTGTAGATATTGCCGAATTTAGTGATGCTGTTGGGAAACAACTTGACTGCAACATCCGACACTGCTTGCGTTGGGCGCTGCCCCGGTAGTACCAGTGACATGCTCGGCTTCGTAGCTGCCTTGACCTCATACGCTGTGCCTACCAGATGCTGTTCAAGAATCGCCCTGATGTCGTTGAGGTCGAACAACGAGCCTTCGTGCATGAAACGTACGTTAGTCGCGCCCCGTACACGCTTGCCGCTTTTGACCCCGGTATTGACTGTCGCAGGTACGCGCAGCACACGAGCCGCATCCCCGGTAACTGTTGGGTCGATGCCCAGCTTCTTTTGGATGCACAAGCGTTTGAATGCCTCGGCTACTGGCTTCCATTCTTCTATGGTCACAGCTTCCTTCAGCGGCAAGTACCCGTGTACGCCACCGCCCGATGCCACTAGCCACGGCTCACCCAGACTATCCAATCCGATGTCAGTACAGAAATCTAGAATGGCACGCGCTGCTATACGCGCAGATGGGTATGCCTTTGGTTTGAACTCGCCGTGCTCATCAGGCACGTCCTTGGGGTGGTTGCAATCAATGTCAATTGCAATGCACTTCGTCATCCGTGCATTGGCAGCTTGGCGGTTGTCCGCACTACCAAAGGTACTCAACGCAAAGTAAATATCAAAACTAGAACTGTTCCAGCGCTCGACCGCCTCTAATGCACCCTCCAAAGTGTCAGCATATACATGCTCCTTTTTCTTAGTCAGTTCTGCCACGCAGTAGCGCCCGTTGCCGGGAGGAGGCAGGACCGCCGCCATGAATTCAAGCGGGTCCATAAGTGTCCTTAGTTTGTTAGAAAAGTTCTAACTGTTGGGGGTTCACTGTGGTACTGGGTTCTTTCCAAGCGTTGTGGGTTCGCTTAATGATTTCACCAACCCAATTTAAGGGCAGTTCTTCTGGCCCAATCAAGTGTGTGTAGTCGCACAACTCGTCGTTGGTTAAGGTTTGAGGTTGTATTCTTTGCATATTCTTCTCCATGCCTCGTCAGCCGTAGCAGACGTGGACATTATTTTTGTTAAAAGTTCAACGCGATTTTGATATGCGCCAAATACGTCTTTGCCTTCAAACCAGTTGTAAACCGTCTGGCGGGTTACACCTAGCGCATAGGCTATCTTGGTCACTGGAAAATCAAGGTGCACCGCCCAACGTCCAAGCTTACTGCCTAGCGTTTTGGGTGCGTGCTTGACCAGCGAAATGATTCGTGGTGAGTAGGCCATATAAGTCCAAAAGGCGGGGGTACTCGCTGCACTGGGTAACGTGCTGGGGACAAACCCAGTTTCCTTCCAGCATCCGCTTTCCCCCCTAAACTAATTACTCGTCGTCCCAATCGGACACGATGTCTGCCAGCTTGCTCTTGCCTGATGGCACAGCCGTGGGCTTGGCAGCAGTCTTGCGAACTTCTGGCTCTGGCGCAGTATCTTCCTCTTCCACCACAGGTGCGGGGGTAGGCTTAGCCTTCTTAACCGCTGGCTTTGCAACACGTGCTGGCGGGTCTTCTTCTGCCTCGTCTTCGTCTGCCATGTCACCGACTGATTGCGCTGGTGCAGCCAACTTAGCTGGCGGCTTGCCTGCAATCTGCATCGGGGCGGCTGATGGCGTTAAGTTACCGACCATCACGATAGCGTTCTTGGCATCATTTGTCTCGGCTTGCTCCTTGACAATATCGTACTCAGCATCATCCAACCAACGCATAGGTTGAAAGAACAACTTGGGTGACTCGGACTTGGTATCGAAGCGCATGCGGGTCACGATCTGCTCGGGGTTGACCGGAGGGTTCTGTGCTGCAAGGTAACGGGCATACGCTTGCAGTGGGCGCTTGTCGCCTTCTTCCTTGCCAAAGATCGACGTAGCTGGCAGCGCCATCTGCATCACTGCACCGCTTGGGTCATTCTCCAGCACCACAGCCAAACGCTGCACGTAGCGGCAAGCACGGCTATTGCCGTTGCCTGAACCTGCTTGGTTCTGTGGGCACGCCATGCACGTTACGGACTGCCGCTTACCTTCGCTGATGCTGGCATCAGGTTTGTCGCCGTCATTGCTCCAGCAATCTGGTGGTGCGCCCGGTGCGTCTTTGTCGAACTTGGCAGCGTAGAAATTGCGGCCTACCTTGGGCGCTGCCTTGATGATGATGATGTCCAGATGACGATCTTCAATGGCTGCAACTTCTGCGCCATCAGACATCAAGCGGAACACACCGCCTTTGATAGAGATGCGCTTGCCACCGCTACCGCCACCAGAACCCACCAAGGCTCGGGCTGTGTCAGACAGCGTGTTGTTACGGGCAAAAGCGGGTACTTTTGCGGAACTGAAAAGGGTGATATTGCTCATTGTTTTCCTTAGTTAGAAGGTTTGGTTACGCGAATTTCAAAATCCGAAAATGCATTTAGTCCGGGTGGAACTAAACTTGGGTTGTCCGCAAGGAACTGCACCATGTTGTTCTGTGCAATTCGTTTCTCCAACAGATCAACGGCATCATGCTCAACAATAAATGTCTTGAATGAATCCCAATCCTGTGTGGAGTAGCGGGTTTTCTGAACCATGCTCACTGTGCCGAAAGCGGTGTTAACCGACTTCACGCCCAGCGCTTGCATCTGGTCTTTCATAGCAAACTTCAGCACGTTTTGCTTCTCTTTTAACAACTCGACCTTGGTGTCATAGTCCTTGGTCATCTCATCAATCTCAGCCTTAATCTTTCTGTAGACTCGGGCCAACTTATCCATCGGAACAACTGTATCGTTCATTTAACTTCTCCTTTTTATGTCTAGTGTTTGACAAGTGTACACGTAAATTTATGCGGTGCAACCCCTTTCTTATGAATTAATTTCTATTTCAAACATCTGCGTGAGCTTAAAGTTATCCACAACCTTGGAGGCCAAAGCTGTGAACATCTTCTTCTCTACAGGGCTACTTTCTATGTGGATAACTGTTACCTTATCCGAGTTTTGACCCTTCCGATCAGCGCGTGCAATGCATTGAATATATTGTTCGACTGACATTAAAGGCCCATAAAAAATTACTGTGTCTGCTGCTGTTAGGGTAATCCCGTGTGCTGAAGCTTGCGGCTGCATCACCAGTACCTGCGGTTCTTTCTCATGCTGGAAGCGGCGAATTGTATCGGCCCTTTTGTTGGGTGTCACACCCCCATGAATACAGTCAGCGTGAATGCCACGCTTGGTCAGGTGGTTGTATATGCTGTCGATGCTGCTGCGGAACATGGCGAATATCAACACCTTTCTATCTGTCTCAGCTAGTATCTCCTCCAGCACAGCCAACCGGGGGCCAGCGTCGAACTCCACCACGTCCTTGTCGTCTGTGTACACAGCGCCACAACTGATCTGCAATAGCTTGCTCAAGCCTGCTGCTGCATTAACGGCGGTGATCGTCTCACCCGCTGCCTGTATCGACATCCGATCCTTGAGCGTGTTGTAATACTTGGCTTGTTGTGGTGTCATGGGCACTAGGCGGGTCGTGGTCAGCACAGGCGGCAAGTCCAAGCACTGGGCCTTGGTAAACCTTATCGCAGGCTGTAGCGCCTCGTGGACAAGCTGTGGGGCATTCGCTTTCGCTGCCCACTTGAACATGGTGATCTTGTTCATCACCTTGTCGCGCCATGCTGTGAAGAACTTGGGTATCCCATTGGGGTTGACCAGTTTGGCTAAGCCATACGCATCTGCTGGCGACTGCGATGCTGGCGTGCCCGTCATCATCCACAAGCGTGTGTCCTGATTGATGATGTTGTTCAGTGCCTTCCAACGCTTTGTTGTTGGCGTCTTGTACGCGTTGGCTTCGTCCACAATAACCAGATCGAACCGACCGTCATTTTTAATCTCGTTGCCAATTAAGTTCAACCCATCGTAGTTCGTGATAACAAACTCGTAGTCCTGCTGTTT